AGCCTCGTAGCTTGTTTCCTGTTCTTCGGAATCTGTGCTGACGCGGCAGTAGGCTGCAACACGAAGTTTTTTCTGAGCTGATTGTTTTACTGTATTTCCGACCTGCCGTCTGGCCGGAATCACCATAACATTTCCCATTAGCTTACCTCGCTTTCAATGAGACTGTAGATGTATTCTGCCTGCAGCCTCGGATCTTCATAATGTTGCTCTGCCACTGCCATGCGAAAGCTGGTCGGAGACGCTGCAGGTTTTGAGTTCTTTTTCCTGTTCAACCTGCCAAGTTTCCCGGCACGTTCCAGACGGATGGCGGCAGCTTCATCAAAGGTCTCCTGATCAATGATAGCCGGGTAAAAGTCGTCTCCGAGGTAGTGCCTGTTTTCCATCAGGCGCTTTGCCGTGCCGTGGTAGGTTTCTATGCCAGCAGCGGAAGCAGCCTTAGCCAGCGCCATCCCGGAGATGTAATTCTCATAGAGCTTTCGTATTTTATTGGCTTCATCCTCTTTAATCGTGGCGCAGCCGTTTTCAATGCTGTAGCCGTAGGGTGTATGTCCCATGTATTCACATCCTTTCTCGAAGCGTCAGACCGCATTTCAGTTCAAAGCGCACTTCATTTCTGGAGCGGACAATGATGCGGTTCACATATTCATTAAACAGGTCATCATCGAATTCCTGAAGTAATCCACCTTTTTCTGTAAAGTGCAGAAGCGCTGTGGCTGCTGTGACCTTTGTTACATCTCCGGAAACAGCGTTTTTTAAGGCGTTGATCTCATCCCGGAAACTGTCTGCCTGCGAAAGCAGCTCGTTCGTTTCTTTGTTAAAAAGGATCGGGTCGATGATGCCCTGTGTCATGAGCTTTGTCAGCGTCTCGCGCTTTTCTGTGTTCTGCGCCAGTAGGGTCTGTATTTCCTGAATGCGCCGAAGCGAGTCATCAGACGAAGTGTTTTTCAATGCGTCCACATATGGTTTTAGGATGATCCTGTGCGCGTAGACCAGCTTGTTCATCATGGTGACGAAAGCCTGCTTCAGATCATCGTCTTTTACAAAAAGCATGTGGCATTTATCTTTATCCTTGATGTGGGTACTGCAGCACCATGCGGTGTATTTGTATCCGGTACAGCTGTGTATCCGGCGCTTAAAGGTATCGCCGCACTCGCCGCAGATGATCTTCCCGGAGAAGGTGTAGCGATTCTGGTATTTGTCGCTCCCTTTGACGACACCTTTTTCCGTTGCCCGCTGGTGAATAAAAGCGTGAGCAGCTTCAAAGTCCTCCCGGCTGATGATTGCCTCGTGATGATCCTTGACCATGTACTGTGTCTGCTCGCCGTGATTGTTGTGCCGGACAAAGCGTGAATCCGAGTACGTTTTCTGGAAAAGGCAGTCGCCGACATACTTCTCATTGGAGAGCATCCCGCGAATGGTTGTGGCCGTCCAGCGTCCGTTTCGCTTAGTAGGAATGCCTCGCCGGTTCAGGTCGTCCGCGATGGCGTGGGTACCTTTGCCGGAGAGCAGCGCTGCGAAGATTTCCTTTACCACAGCCGCCTGCTCCGGATTTATGATCATCTGCTCGCCATCCCAATCGTAGCCGTAGGGTGGGTAGCTGACTTTATAGGTGCCGCTTTCAAAGCGTTTCTGGATTGACCACTTGTTGTTTTCTGATATGGAAACAGACTCGCCTTCGGCCATGCTGGAGAGAATTGCCAGAAACAGCTCGCTCTCCATTGAGCCGGTGTTGATATTTTCCTTTTCAAAATAAATCGGAATGTGCAGGGCGAGCAGTTTTCTTACCAGCTCTAAGCAGTCCGTAGTGTTCCGGCTGAATCGGCTGATGGATTTTGTGATAACAAAGTCCACTTTACCGGCCTTGCAGTCATCAATGAGCCGTAAGAGCTCCGGGCGCTTGTCCTTCTTGGTGCCAGTAATGCCTTCGTCGTAATAGAGTCCAGCGAACTCCCAGTCATCACGAGATGTGATGTAATTTTCGTAGTGGGTTTTCTGTGCCTCAAGGCTTTCAAGCTGAGCATCGGAATCCGTAGAGACGCGGCAGTAGGCGGCTACCCTGATTTTCTTGAGTTTAACTTTTGAGCTCGCTGTTTCCGCGATTTTCGTGACTTTTTTCAAGGGAAGTCCCTCCTTTCCGTACGTCTATACATCACTCTAAAGCGACTACATATCAAGGGATTTTCGGCATTATTTCCGCGAACAAGGGAGAGAAAGTTTCCCGATTGATGGCGGTTAATTTGTTGAATTCAGCCACAGAAATGAGGCCGTCATCGAGCATCTTCTTTGCGATTGTCTGCGCTCTGCGGTAGTCCAGATCGCCCTGAATCCGCTCTTGCGTGAAATATCCAGATTGAACATTTGTGATTTCGTCTGTCATAACATATCCACCTCCAGTTTCCACTGGAGATGAACTGCCGTTTTGAGCGGACGAAAATAAAAAAAGCCTGCGGGCATTCCGAAGAACACTCGCAGGCATAGTAGATTGGATATTCAGTTATTTCACTCTGATCTTCCAGCCGGTCAGAATGAGGTTGACGTTTTTTATGAGCGTCGGGTTGAGCTTCTGGATCGCCGAAACCGTGGTGTCGTATTTCTTGGCAATTCCGGAGAGGGTATCTCCGCTTTTTACAGTGTAATAAACAGGAGTAGATTCCTGCTTTATCACCAGAGCATTGACCTTTGCCTGCACGGCAGAATAATCATACCCAGCAGCGGTGAGACGCTCTTTGCGGTCGGTTCCGTTTCCCCATTTGCCGTCCAGAACTTCCTGCGCCAGCTCATCTACGGTCTTTGCCGGAGTGACCGAAGCAGGAGTGGCAGGCTTGCTGTCATCAGACGCAGACTTTGTAAAGTCGTTGAAGCCGCCGTTCTGGATAATGGCAGGATAATCCACATAGGCGTAGTCCATATCCACATTACCACTAATGCCGTCAATAGAACCCTTGGAAGAATACTGCCATATGCCGTAGTCGCCCTTATAGGAGCATTTGCTCGCATACTGCGCTACCCAGTGAGCGTATGGCGTGAGTTTCGTGTCATCCATGCGCTCCTTGAAACCGGAAACAGCGGAGCCATAGATCCCGACGAAGTAACCGGCATCTTCCATAGTTTCACAGAAAGCAATGGTGGCCTCAGTGATTCCGGCTTTGGCAGAAGCGGGCTGTGCCTCGTTATCCATATAGACCGGGTATTCCAGCTGCTTGCCCTTCAGGATTTGCAGGAAGCGCTCGGCATCTGCTTTTCCGGCGGCAGCAGTCACGCAGTCCTTTCCGACAAAGTAATAAGCACCGATTGGGATACCGGCAGCCTTCGCACCTTTGTAATTTGCTTCCCATTTGCTGTCCGTATAAAAACCGGCATCGGAGCCGCCAGCTTTGATGATGGCAAACTCAATACCGGCCTTTTTGACCTTATTCCAGTCAATGGTTCCCTGCCAATGACTGACGTCGATTCCTTTTCTCGTCATATTATTTTTCCTCCTCATCGTGACGGTCGTGGAGCTGCTCCAAGACCTCCTTTAATTTCTCCGGTACCGGCAGGCCGAGATGTGCTGCGTTCTCCGTCAGTGACAGGCCTTCATTGGACAGGTAGAAGAAGATGATCGCCGTGCGGAGCACTCCCGGATGGCCGAGTACCTGAACATCAATGACGTTTCCGATGCCTACCAGCAGGAAGATCAGCACCTTGCGGCAGATTCCCTTAAAGCCGACCTCGCTTGAGAGCTTTTTGTCTACGATGGCACACATGATGCCGGTAAGGTAGTCGCAGGTCACAAAGATCACCAGAGCAATCAAGAGTCCGTCACAGCCGCCAAGGAAATAGCCAAGCCAGCCTCCGACAGCGGCAAATACCAGTTGGATCGTGTTCCAGAATTCTTTCATGAGAAAATCCCTCCTTTATGCAAAATAAAAGCCGCCTGCATTTTGCAGACAGCCTCGTGAACTGTATCCGTGTATGAAGTTATATCTGTTTTGGCAGTGCCTCCCAGAGCCGCATATCCTCCTGTCCCAGCGACCACATGGCAAAGCCTCTCACTCCCCAGCGGTAGGCCGCTTCGTTTGCCCAGTAAACGAGCGAGTCCACATCCTGATAGTAGAGGATGGAAAAGCCGTCTGCGTCTCCGAGAAAGAGCCTTGCTATCCAGATGTCGATATCCTTTGGCGTGATGGTCACCGTATAATCGTTCCCACAGGTCAGGGCAAGCTCATGGGAGTGGTAGAATTCATAATCCAGCGAAATACTCTCGCTGCGTGTCACATCCTCCTCGATATCCGAGGTCAACGTAAACACCTGAAATTCCGTATCCCACGTGGCGTTCGACCGGCTGATCCTGCCATACTGCGTAACTGTGCCGTCCGGGAAGGTAACATCAAAGCGTTCGTATGGCTCGTAAGTCCACGCATCGCCAAGGCGGAGCAGCTCGCAGACCGTCCGGTTATCTGATCGGTATCCGGCATAGCCTCCGGAAAAGCCGCTGACCGTAGCAGTGAAGCGAAGCGTATAGGAAGAACCGGAATAAACACGCACCTTATTCCCACGGATACGCATCTCGACCGTGTACATGGATGGATCGGTACGAAGGTCGGCGTTTGCTGTCCGCTCTATGGTCTGGCTGTAGCTGCCAAGGAGCGTGCTGCCGTTATAAAGCTCCACAGCCTGAGAATCATAATTCAGGCAGCAGAACAGATCCCCGCAGAATACTCCGGCCTTGCCACTTCCTGTCGCAGGAAAAGCCAGCCTTGCCCGCAGGTGAATATCGGAAAAACCATCGTATTGCCATGCGAGCTTTCCGGAGCCGTCAAGCTGGGAGTAAACGCGACTTTCGGAATATTCATCTTCACGCCATACCGTCCAAGAGCCTGAAAGCGTCGTCCAGTAGTTTGTTTGCAGCACACCGTAGTCCCGGAAATCCTCATACCAGATAAGGGCAGAGTCCGGCTTTCGCCTCAGCATTTCACAGGTGAGCTTGAAGGCTCTATCCGGCTGACATTCGTTGCCGTCCACGTCGATAAAGTGGCGTGGAGAGAGCGTAAAGGTCGCAGTGCCCGCAGAGGGAGCCTCCGAAAAGCTGCTGCAAACATGGTAGCCGTAAAACTGTACGCCTTTTACATCTACGGATATCACAATGGTGTGCGTTCCGGCAGATAGTGAAATGTTGCTGGCGAGCGTCGTCCAGAAGGTGCTCCTCCAATATGGCCACCAGAGCCGGCTTTCCGTAAAATGCATCCGATTACCGTCAATCGAAACATAAATGCCGTTTTTATCCCAGAAGGGATAGCAGAGCCGGATGGCAATGTCGTAGGTTCCGGCACTTGAAACGGAAAAGGTATATGTGGCAGAGCCAGCATCACCGAGAGTGGCCACGCCGTTTTCAAAGGATACAATGCCGGAGTAGGAGCTTGTTGTTCCATCCGCATCCACATAGATGGTGCCGAACTCTGTGTGTTGCTCTTTGCTATAAGCCGTCAGATAATGCCGCCTGTTATAGGTTCCGTTCATTAGAGGATACTCATAGCTTGTGGCGTCTCTGCCTTCCATGAAGTCGTAGACCTGCGGAAGCGCCCAAGGTACCATGTCATAATCGTCCCAGTATGCGAGGATCGGGATGAAGGGCTGCGGTGGAGCATCGTCCGTGAAGTTGTATTGCCCGGTCATCCAGTTCTTTGCCGCATAGTAGGTATTTGATGTGCCGCGATAGGTTTTACCGAGGTTTGCAGGAAGATCATAAATCTGCCAGTTCCAGCCGTATGCAGGAAGGCCGAAGAATATCTTCTCCGGATTCATGACCGTGACCGCGTAGTCGTAAATGCCCTCAAGCCAGTCCCTTGGAGAGACGGCTCCGGGAGCAGAGCCTGCCCACGCCATGCCGTAGCTCATGATGGCGGCGGTATCGCAGTAATCATTGAGGTCGGCGTACACGCACCAGTTCTCGCCGCCGACCGAGCCATTGACCGAAGTCATACCCGGCAGGCAGATGTTCATCAGCTTGGTGCTGTCATAGTCTTTGACCGTGCTGTAGATATTGGCGAACATCTGCGTGGATGCGGCGTGCGTGGAATATCCGTCCCCGCGCTCCAGATCGATGTCGATGCCGTCGCACCACGGATATTTCTCCATGATGCGGACGATTTCCGAGAGGAAGGTGTCCTGCGCTCCATCGGTGTTGTCACGGAGCGCCTTGAAGATGCTGTTCGTGCCGTCATTGGAAATGGTCAAAAGCCATTTGATGTGCGGCCACATATTGATATAGGTCAGCATACTGGAAATGCTGACGCCCGTTTCATAAATCTCCCCGGTAACCCTGACCTTGAAGGAGAAAAGTCCGATCTGGCTGATTCGGTCGCCGTAATCCCGCAGGGCGTTATACATCCTGGTATTTCCCATGAAAGTCCACACCATACACCCTCTATGTTTTAAATAATCTCTGCTCATATCAGCGCGTCACCTCCCGATGAGCATAAAAAGAGAGCCGATTTCTCGACTCTCAAAACTAATCTGTGTGTTTCAGTAATTATTCAACCGTAATCAGCTGATATCCGGCTTTGACTGCATTTTTCCCTTTTTCGCCGCTCTTTACAAGCTGATCTGTTTTCTTATCGTACCAGTACAGCCCTGTCCACGCCCATGAAAATGCTGTAAGAACAAAGGTAATTTTTACACAGTCATATTTCTTTCCGCCTACCTCTACCGTTTCCTCACCGGCTTTTTCGGCGGCAAATTCTCCGAGTCCCATTGCGCCGCGATTGTTGCCGGTTCCGATAGAGTAGAATACAATCTGTTTCTCATCAGAGGCTATAAATGCCGGCATTGCCATATCCATCATCTGATACCACAAGCCGTCTCCGATCTTGAATGTCTTTTCTTGTGGCTTACCCTTGAATGTTCCGGTGAGTTTTATATAATCACCGTCTTTTACTGCGGTAAGGTCGGTATTATCAAACGGTCTTGAATAATGCCACGAAGAGCATGACAGGTTCTTTTCTACAGTGTATTCCTCATTGGAAAACACGGAATCCCCAGTATATACGGTATGAATGATCTCGCTTTTGTCCTTAAAACCTGACACATCAACGATTCTCTTATCCGCATTATCTGATTTCCTGTATTTCATTACAGATACCTCTGGCGGATATGAGTAATCGGGGATGTTGTATGAAGAGATAACCTTTTGTGAGTACACAATGCGCCCCTTCAGGAAAACCTTGTCAATGAACTGAATGTTAGAAATATCTTCGGCAGGATTTTTCTCAAGCAGTATAAGGTCCGCTTCCATGCCTTCATGGACAAGTCCTTTTCGGTCCGATATTCCCAAATGTTCTGCCGCATTTTTAGTGGCAAGAACAATGGCTTGCATGGGCGTAAGTCCGGCCTCAACATAGTACATAAGTTCCCGGTGTTCAACCTCTCCGCCCATCATTTCGAGCATATTGTCCGTTCCCATTGCAATATGTATTCCTGCATCGTACAACAGTTTCAGATTGTGCATATTGGTCGTAAGATAATCGGGATTTTTCTCGTATGTCATTGCGTTTACGGTCGGCACATAGTGCGCTCCGCTTTCTTTCCACAGATTGATAATGGCATCATCAGGAGAAAGCGCCTCATCAAGTATGCCGTGTTCAATACCGTATATTCCCGCTTCAAGCAGATCGCGCACATCCTCCTTGTAGAACACGTGAGCCGTGGTATTCAATCCGTTTTCTTTTCCTTCACGGATGATCTGCTGCATCAGGGACTTGTCAATCTTATTGATTTGAAGCTTCTTATCGAAATACCAGTAGTCACCGCCCTGATAGGTAAATTTCAGAAAGTCCACATCTGCGGCTTTCAGTTCCTTTATCCCCTCACTGACCTGCTGTGCGGTGCTGACTTCGATTGCCATTTCTTTTCTTATCCACGGATTATCCCCGCCGAGCGTATTGGCAGGATGACCATCGGGAGCGGTAAAATTAGGCCCTACGACCAGGAGCTCCGGACCTACGATTTTTCCTTTCCTGATCTCGTCACGCAGTTTGTATATAAAGTGCCTCGGAGCGCACAGATCCTTTACGGTTGTGATACCGTAGGGCAGGACCCTTTCTTTGAAGATGTTCGGTATCTCGCCACGCAGAAATCTGTCACTGTCCTCATCGCTGCGGTTGTTCAGCCCTTGGATATGAACATGGCAATCGATAAGTCCCGGCATAAGCGTCATATCGCTGCCGTCAATGACCTGTGCGGAGTTTGATGTGATTTCTTCCTCCGTTATTTTTTCAATTAAGCCGTTTTTAATCAGAACATTCTGTCCATGCATCTCGCTGCCGTCACCAACAATCACATGAACATTTTTGATTAGGTATCCGCTTGTCTTTCTCTTCTTTGGTCTGAGTAGGTATTTTACAAGTACAAAACAGACAACAGCGACCCCTATAATCATTTGTATCCACCCTATGAGCGGAATTCCTAAAAATACAGGCATAAACACGCCCTCCAGTCCCGGATGCTATCCGAATATTTTTTTGAAGTATTCGTCGAATGAATCCTTCGGCGGGATTGCCATGCCCTGATTTTCATCGGCAAGTATCAGAAGATGGTCGCCCGGATGTATATCAAACACATCCCGCGCTTCTTTCGGTATGACAATCTGTCCTTTCGTGCCAACCGTTACCGTCCACGCGTATTTTCCTTCTGGTTTATCCATTGAGAAGTACTCCTTTCTTTTAGTCATACTAATCATACATTTCATACCTTTCTTTGTCAATGGATTTCATCGGACTTTCATCAGAATTTCGCTTGTTTATCACAAAAGCGCGTCACCGTCCTTCATCTCCTGAAACTCCACATATATCTTCGCCGACTTCTTGTCCTCCACCGTGATGGGATGCTTGCTGTCCCATGCGACGGAATACTGGAAAAATCCGTACTTCGGCGTAGCCGAGCCGTTCTTCAGGCATTTCCTTTCCGATGCCGACAGCACAAGTTCATCGCCTGCTGAAACGGCATTCTTAAAAACCGCCTTATGTGCCCCGGAGCCTGTTCCGATGGAAATGCTCCCGGCAGCCATATCCTGCAAGGGATAGATTTTGTAGTCCAGCCCCGCGGATGTCTTTCCGAGATTGAAGATAACGCAGGTGGCAGAACCTCGCACGATGCCGTTAAAGAACCGCTTTCCGCTGACGGAATAATCATCCGCGGTATCATATTCTTCAAGCATCGGCTCTGCGGTATTGACCGTGTAACCAGACAGCATATCGCCCTCCTGGAGCATAAGGTCGGTGAACCACACATCGCCATTGCAGTCCGTGACAAACGGACGGACGGTGACATTGACCACTCGTTTATCCTCTTTCTTTGATATGACTTCCACAAAGCGTTCAAAATCAGCCATTTAATCACCGTCCTGCGTCCATTGTATTTCACTGACATGACCGACCCACCCGGAGGCAAGGGAGCCGTCCTGCAGGAGCATATCCGTGATATATACCGTTCCCGTGCAGTCTGACACAAATACCCTGACCGTGATTTTCACAGGTCTGCCATACTGCGGGCTGACGTCTTTCTGCACATGAGTAAAACTTGCCATAATCATTCCTCCGAATCCGACGAGGATATCAAGTCTATCGTTCTTGTTTCCGTAGAGCCGTCCTCGTACTCAATGACAATCTCCACACCGACCTGCCCGGAAGAGCCGAGGGAGAGGTTTTCCGTGGCAATCTGCGCCGAGAAGGTATAGCTGTCACGATTGGAGGGAGTGACCGTCTGCTCCATGTATTTTGTAATGCCGGCCGCACCCTCGCATTTAAAGGATGCCGTGCCGGTTACACCGTTGTCCGTATCCACCGAAAAGCCCGAATTCGTCCAGTAACTGAAATTGGAATCCGCCCGTGAATTCTTCAGATGGTTGAACGGCACGAAGTTCTGCAGCTGCTGATTGTCGATGTAGTTCGCGCCCTCAAGGGTATCCGCCGCCGCGTCCCACTGCGCCGTTGTATCGCCAAGCTCCCGGAGCGTGGTGGAAAGTTCAAGCACCGTGTTCCACGGCTCCTGCAGGTTGTACTCCCTGCGGACGATCCTCGTCTTGATGGATAAGTCCAGATCTTCATCCGCCACCATAACCGTATCACCGAGGTTCCAGCTTTCATGCTCGTAACCCGTGAGGACGGTGAGGTCCATCGCTTTCAGCACATAAGAAATCCTCGGCGTTGAATAATCCGCAAGGCGCATATTGGCAAATTCAAGCATCTGGTACGGATTCGTAAAGGAGGAACAGTCGAGCGTCTTGATACGCACTTCGTTTGTGTAGCTATAGTCCTCCACATAAGCCTTGC